TTAAACAGCAGTGGGGTGCAAACCTATCTAAGTTCAGTGGTGTTGCAATGCTTGGTGGTGTTACTATGAATGGTGAAACTATCTATTCACAAGCACAGGAAGAGATTAATAAGTTAGAAGAACAAATCCAACTTACGTTTGAGTTGCCAGTTAATTATATGATAGGGTAATTCATGGCCGTTAATAAACATTTTCATACGAGCGGCGTATCTGCAATTGCATCTGAACAATCTTTATATGCTAACTTGGTTACAGAAGCTATTCACCATAGGGGTCATGATGTGTATTATCTTGACCGTACACTTGTTGCTGAAGACAATGTTCTTGGTGAGGATTCTCTGTCTAAATTTAATACACAATCTTCTATTGAAATGTACATGGAAGACTCTGGTGGTGGGTTTGCAGGAGAACGTGAGCTTATGTCTCAGTTTGGTTTGCAAAATCTTAGTGAAGCAACTTTCGTTGTAAGTAAAACAAAGTTTCAAGAAAAAACAAAACAATTACAAATAGAAACGGCAACAGACTCAACATCGTCTGGTTCTATCCAATTGGAATCTGGTACGGTATCTGATAGTCAAATATCTTATATTCTAAATGAAACTGATGCGACTGATGCTGACCGTCCTTTTGAGGGTGATGCAATTTATCACCCAACACTAAAGAAATTGTTTCAGATTAACTTTGTTGATCATGATAATCCTTTTCACCAGTTAGATAGTAATCCTGTTTATAAATTAAAATGTCGTCTGTTTGATTATGGTTCAGAAGAACTCAGTACTGGTATTGCTGAAATTGATGCAATATCAGATTCTCTATCAATTGCAAGTTCCGAATATCAGATTACACTTGAAATTGAAAGTATTGTTGGTCAGCCAGTAACAATAGATATAAATGGATATACTTTAGATACAACAGTTATTACACTTGATGCTACAATAGTCGGCGCAAATCAAGACCCACCTTCATTTGGTGAAAGTTTATTGCTTGAAAATGGTAGTTTCCTTATATCAGAAGAATATATAATTGGTGATGGTGTCACTGATAAAACTGCTCAGAACGAGTTGTTTGAAACATTGGATGATACGGTGCTTGACTTCAGTGAGTCAAACCCATTTGGTGATGTAGGGAGTGCAAACTAATGACTACTGGAAGATTGGTTGCAACGGAACAATCACTGTATGCAAACTTGGTTGCAGAGGCAATTCAGATTCACGGCCATGATGTGTATTATCTTGACCGTACACTTGTTGCTGAAGATACAGTGCTTGGAGAAGATGCACTGTCAAAGTTTAACACTCAAGTTCCTATCGAAATGTATATGGAAGACTCTGATGGGGGTTACGCTGGTGAACAAGAAGTAATGACTCAGTTTGGTTTAGGAAATCTAAGTGAGGCAACTTTTGTAGTTAGTAAGACAAGATTTCAAGAGAAGACAAAACAGATTCAGATTGAAGAAGGCACAGACTCAACATCATCTGGTTCTATTCTATTGGAGTCTGGAACAATTTTAACGTCTAAATTGGAAGGTGAAGTATTTTATATTGTAAATGAAACTGATGCGACGGATGTAGATCGACCCTTAGAGGGCGATGCAATTTATCATCCAACACTCAAAAAATTATTTCAGATTAACTTTGTTGATCATGATGACCCCTTTCATCAACTTGATACCAATCCAGTTTATAAAATGCGATGTCGCCTGTTTGATTATGGTTCAGAATCACTTGACACAGGTATTACAGACATTGATGCGATTGAAGATTCTCTCTCAATTGCAAGTTCCAATCATCAATTAACTCTTGAGGACGAAACAGGAAGTATTCTACTTGAAACTGGTGGTGACGAATATATTATACAGGAAGACTATATAGTAGGAGATGGAGTAACGGATAAGACAGCTCAAAATGAGTTGTTTGAAACATTGGATGATACGGTACTGGACTTTAGTGAATCGAATCCATTTGGTGATGCAGGGAGTGCAGATTAATGCTAGGACAACAATTTTACCACGAAACAGTACGCAACGTAGTTGTGGGTTTCGGAACAATTTTTAATAATATTCAATTAGTTCGTAAGGACAATGCTGGAGCAATTCAACAGACCATGAAGGTTCCATTGGCATATGGACCAAGGCAGAAGTTTCTTGTTCGTTTGAACGATGATGCAGACCTGAGTAAAGCTGCGGCGGTTACTTTACCTCGTATTGGTTTTGAAATCACAGGTCTTACCTACGATCCCGGTAGGAAACTAAATCGTGTACAGAAGTTTAAAAAAGTTAAGGGTGACACAACCAAAACACAACAGTTAGATACCCAGTATATGCCTGTTCCCTATAACATAAATTTTCAGCTTTACATTCTTGCAAAACAGTCGGATGATGCTCTACAAATTGTTGAACAAATTCTTCCTTACTTTCAACCAGACTACACGATCACGATGAATGATAACGCTGATATGGGTGTCAAAAAAGACATTCCCGTTATTCTCAACAGTATTTCTTACGAGGATGATTATCAGGGCGACTTTACAACTCGCCGTGCAATTATCTATACTCTAGATTTTACTTGCAAGTTCTATCTCTATGGTCCTGTTACATCCAGTAAGGTTATCAAGACGGTACAGGTTGATGCATACACTGATATGCCTGACCAATCACCAACACGACAACAGAGACTTACTGTTACACCAAATCCAACTAGTGCTGATGCTGATGACGATTTTGGTTTCAATGAGGTGACATCGTTCTTCGAAGACGCAAAAAATTATAATGTAGTAACAGGCACTGATGAATAGCATAGATAAAGCACTTGGTGTTGTGAGTGAGGTTGTGACTATAGAAGAATCTCCAAACCCTAAAATGTCGGAGGTTTCTCGTTATCCAGACGATTTGCTTGATGATGAGGATATTGAGCTTGACTATAAGTATCAAAGAGAGAACTTCTATCGGTTGGTTGAACAAGGTTCCACTGCGATTGAAGGTATCCTTGAACTTGCAAGAGAGGGTGAACACCCAAGAGCATACGAAGTTGCTGGACAGTTAATCAAGAATGTTGCAGAGGTTACTGAAAAACTAGGTGACCTTCAAGAGAAGATGAAGAAATTAAAAGAAGTTCCCAACAACGCACCTAAGAGCGTGACTAATGCATTGTTCGTTGGAAGCACTGCTGAGTTACAGAAAATGTTAAAGGAAAAATAATGTATGAATACCAATGTAAAGTTGTCAAGGTAATAGACGGTGACACCGCTGATGTAGATATTGATCTTGGTTTTGGTGTATGGATGAAGAAACAGAGGATTCGCTTCTATGGCGTAGACACACCTGAGTCTCGGACAAGAGATAAAGAAGAGAAGGTATATGGATTGATGGCAAAAGAATTTGTTTTGTCTCATCTGCCAGTTGGATCAACACAGGTTTTACGCACAAAGAAAGATGGCGTTGGTAAGTATGGCCGTATCCTTGGAGAGTTCGTTATCGATGATACAACTGTAAATCAGTTGCTTATTGACACGCATAACGCTGTTGCATATTTTGGTCAGTCTAAGGATGATATTGAAGAAGAGCATTTGAGGAACAGAGAATTAGTTAATGGCTGACAATCAATACCTCGGCAATCCCAATCTCAAGAAGGCAAATGTCGCCCAGAACTGGACGAAAGAAGAGCTTGTTGAGTATCAGAAATGTATGGAGAACCCACAATATTTCATAGAGAATTATGTTAAGATAATTTCTCTTGATGAGGGTCTTGTACCATTTAAGATGTACGACTTTCAAAAAGAAATGGTGGGAACATTCCACAGCAATCGTTTCACTATCTGTAAACTACCCAGACAGTCTGGTAAGTCTACAGTTATGATATCGTATTTGCTACATTACGCACTTTTCAACCCCAGTGTTAATATCGCAATCCTTGCGAATAAGGCAGCGACCGCTCGTGACCTACTGTCACGATTACAACTTGCGTATGAACATCTACCTAAATGGTTGCAACAGGGGGTGATGAGTTGGAACAAAGGTTCCTTGGAGTTAGAAAATGGTTCTAAAATACTGGCAAGTTCCACTTCAGCTAGTGCTGTTCGTGGTGGTTCTTATAATATTATATTTCTTGATGAGTTTGCTTATGTCCCGTCTAATGTAGCAGAGCAGTTCTTCAGTTCAGTATATCCTACAATTTCATCTGGTAAGACAACCAAGGTAATGATCGTTTCCACCCCACATGGTATGAATATGTTCTATAAACTATGGGTGGATGCAGAGGAAGGTCGTAACACCTATATTCCTATTGAGGTACATTGGAGTGAGGTTCCGGGCAGAGATGATAAATGGAAAGAAGAAACAATCAAGAACACCTCTCAGGCTCAGTTCAATACAGAGTTTGAATGTGAGTTTCTTGGTTCTATTGATACACTGATTGCACCCCATAAACTTAAACAGTTAACGTATCGATCACCGAAACAGTCTAGTGGCGGTCTAGACGTTCATATTCCACCACAAGAAGGTCACACATACCTTCTCACTGCTGATGTTTCACGGGGAACATCAAACGATTACTCAGCATTTGTGGTTGTGGATGTGAGTGAAATACCGTATCGGGTAGTTGCAAAGTTTAGAGACAATGAAATCAAACCTCTCATATTCCCATCTAAAATCTATGACACTGCACGAGCATACAATCAAGCATTTGTGTTGATTGAGGTCAATGACATTGGAGAACAGGTTGCTAACGCTATGCAATTTGACTTGGAGTATGACAACCTTATTATGGCTAGTATGCGTGGCCGTGCGGGACAAGTCCTTGGAGGGGGCTTCAGTGGTGGTCGAGCGCAGTTGGGGGTAAGAACTACAAAAGCGACAAAGAAGATTGGCTGTTCAAACCTCAAACAGTTGGTTGAGGATAATAAACTTATTATTGAGGACTACGAATGTATTAATGAATTGTCAACCTTTATTGTTAAGGGCGCATCATTTGAAGCTGATGATGGATGTAATGATGACCTTGTTGCATGTCTCTTTATATTTGCATGGGTCACAGACCAACAGTATTTCAAAGAATTAACTGATAGCGACATTCGTAAAACGATGATGTCTGAACAACAGGATGCTTTAGAACAGGATATGGCACCTTTTGGTTTCATAGTAAATGGACTTGAGGATGAGAATATTGGAGTAGTAGTAGACGAATACGGAACCCGTGTTTCCACAGTTATACGAGATAGTTCTGGAAGTTGGTAGATAAAATGAGTACCAAAAAAGATATTATTTATTGGTCAAAAGAATTTAAAGATAGTATTACCAACTGGTTAGAGGACAATCATCCACTTTTTATACAAGAGTGGAACTATTATTTATTATTTGAGAAAGAAATTCTTTGGAATGCTGGTCATAATCCTTATAATTATGATAGTCTAACTGGGGCAATAGATCGAACAGGAAAGAATAAATTTTTATTTAATACTGGCCTTGGAATTAAATGGGTTCCTTTTCAAGAATACCCCAAAACAAATTTTGCAGATTGTATGTTTAAGACTGCACAAAATATAGCAGATACCGGGAAGACTATAGATTTCCTTTGGTCCGGCGGTTTAGATAGCACCGCAAGTCTGCTTGCATTTAATGAGTTGGGATTAGAAAAACAATTGCATGTTATTATGGGTGGTGAACCTGAATCTCCAGAACTATTTGAAAAACTAGTAAAGGGTCGAATGGACTATACATTGGATGAAACAAGTTCAGAGAATGTATTGTTTAGTATAGCACAACCAGACAAACATGTATTATGCACCTCAGCTGAAGCTGATCTTATGTTTGGTGATAAAGGAACTTTAACTTCTAGGGGAAATTCATTAGAAAATTCATTTGAGTGTTGGAATACTAAACGAAGATATTATAGTTCAAATCGGTCATGGAGATATATATCAAATTTTAAAGGTGATTGGTTGGATACTGATAATTATAGGCCCTTCTATATGCAGGAATCAATTGAAAAGTGGGCATGTAATCATATGATTGGGGGTGATATGGTATTTTATGACGCTTCACATGAAGGATGGGGTGAACGTCTTGTATGGCATAAAAATGCTGGATATAATGATTTAGCAGAAAGTCAGAAATATTATTTAAAATGTAAAATGCATATTAGAGATTTTATCTATGATATTACAAAGGACAAATCTTTATCATACCAAAAGGGTAAAGTGAATAGTGCATTTAGACTAAAATGGGAAAAAGTATCTGAAGGAGAACCCGCCAGAAAAAAATCCAATTTAAATTTAAAAAATCTTGCCTTAACGAGCGAGGGTAATGTTATTACTAGAAAGAATTTTAATGATTATGATTGGACCCCTTATATTGCAAACCTGTAAATACTAAATAAACTCAATTAGGTCATGATGTTTCTTGATATAACAATTGGAACATAATATAACAGATTGATCGATAAGATGGAAGACTTCTCTTCTACTTTCGTCACTAGTTCCAACTCTCTTAGATACCTTGCGTATCTCTGCATCATGAGGCCAGAATTTGAGACAGACATGTTCTGCCTCACCACAGTGAATACATGATTTATCTGTGAGGAATTCGTTTAGAAGATATACTCGCTTTTGGTAATTTCTTCGTGAAACCTTCTTAATGGTATCCTTATACTTTTCATAATGATCATTCATAATTCTATTTATACATTAGATGATATAACACTTATAAAAACGAGTTTTGTAAAAGAGGGTTTTTATAAATATCTGTATAACAAATAACTCTCTTTAAGTTAGGAGTAAAGACATGGGATTTCTAGTTTCACCCGGCGTTCATGTAC